TCAAGACCCACAAGGTCTTTCCAAAGCTTAAGATAATTACTTCCTAACTCAAATCTTGTTGCTTTTAAATTATCATCTCCATAGGTCACTAAAGCCACATTGTTTCGAAAAGAACACAAAGGGTCTGACTTATGAAAAGGACAAGTTAAAATATTGGAATACCAATCTCGGACGACACTCATGTCGCCTTTAAATGGATGTTCAGAATAATAGACAATTCTCTCACCTAATGACATCAAAATACCATTAAGAAGAACTGTCGGATCACATCCTGACGGATTCCAAGTAACATTAAACATATCATTCTTTATATTAAATACAGTGTATCTTAAACAAAGAACAAGTAGTCTAACGCGCTCAGGGTCGACTTCTATACTAGAAGCTATGATATATAATACCATAGAAACAGCATGAAACAACCATGGGCTCCAAGATTTATCTAAGGCTTTCACATCACCATCAGATAACTGAGTTAAAGTTGGATCAATCCCTTTAAAGAATGTAACAATTTTGTTACTTTCTAAAGAAGTCATATTGATCCCAACCATACTCTCGAAGAATAAACAGTTAGCTCTCATAAATTGCTGAATGGGGGCAAAGCTCATCTTCGAAGCTATATTAACCTCAGCCGGAAGACACACAAAAAAGGCATCTTCCCAACCTTAAGTGGTTCATCTTTCAATGTACACGTTCCAACAATTATCGGAATGTTACCATCAGAAAGAATCTTATCAAATTCATCAAATATTCCCTCCATTTCAGGAGCAGAATACGCTTCACGATTCTCATGATCAACTATATAAAACGCATGTTTTGTAAAGCTGAAAGGAGGACCAGCAGATGTCTTTAAATTAACTCCACCTATATTTGAACCAAGAACACCAATTAAGGCTTCTTCTCGACTCAATACTGAGTACCCTGTTCTATCCAATGCTTCTATATCATTCACATAATCGTAAATGGCTAAAGCCATTAGATCAAAAGGGGGAACAACAGTATTCTGCGTCATAAAAGCATTAGTAAATGGGGACGACCAAATGGTCCCTCCATTTATCATACTGCCTCTAAAGTTAGGTAAACAGTAGTAATCTCTACTACCACAAACCTTCTCACAAAGCTCATTAGCCTCATCATACATCATCGATTTCAAAACTTTTGTTTTCATAGTACTTCCTCCAAGGGGTGGAGAAATCGTACCAAAATTTTGAATCGATAACTTAGGATGATGTGACCCAACAGCCCATACCTCTGAACTCGCCGGCGACTTACTAAAAGTAACATTACCGGGAAATCTACACATACTTTGCTTAACTAACACAGGAACATCAACCTTAGTTGAAAGAGACTCTACCAACTTATTGATTTCATTTCTTCCAATAAAAGCTCCTATAGATGTTTGGGCATAACCAAGAATTGTAAACTTCGAGGTTATCGCATAATGCATAGCAGCTATCTTCCAAGATGTATTATGTCTCGCAACATAAAGCATCCCACAATCACCATCAACTGTCATACCATTAGTCAAAAGGCATCTACTGCCATTAAACGAACTAGTATGATTATTAGACGGTTTATAAGCTAAAATATTTTTATGTATCTCAACTTCATCAAACTGTTGAACCATCTCATCTTGAGCAAACATAACATGCTTATGTATACCTCTAGCAAAAGCCAATCCAGGAATAAAAACTACCATTAGTTCTTTATTACTTGGAAGTACTCTACTAGTATTAACATCAAAAGAATACTCAACAGTATGACCATCCTTATAAACAGTCATATTCTTATCATTCAGGAAAATGTGGGACGGAACTAACAAAACAGATGGGGCATAAATCACAGCCCACATTCTATCTTTATCAGTTGAAATCTCAACCATACTCTCAGAAACAACACGATCAACATCCTCTTTCGTAAAAGTAGCAGGACCAAACCCACCAGGAACACCTGGTTTAAATGTCTGATCAGCTCTATGCCAAGATGGAGGAACATAACCTGTTGTAGAATTATGCTCTCTACCTTGAACCACCGTTCTAACAGCTCTCTCAACTAACACATTAATTGCCGTTCTAACCAAAGCTAAAACAGTAACAATTGTTACAAACTGAAACAACTCATTATTCAGGAGATCTAATTCACGAAAGAAAGATTTCGATTCATAAATCCAACCTCCACAATACGCATTAATCAACGAGATATAATCCTGATATGCTTCGAAATAAGTCTTTTCAGACCCACTTCTCGTATACCTATTATAAACACTCACTGCCTCATCAACGCTAGATGGAGGTCGCTCAACACCATTTGAATCTTCACCTTCCGGTTCAGATCTAAACGAAGCGGAACGATCTCTTCGACATTTAGCAACTATTCCACCTTGCGGGCGCACTTTCGGGCACCCACAAATCTTATCAGTTGTTAAACCACAATTCAAACAAAATAAACCATTTCCAACTTTCTCAGCTAATCGATCAGTCTGATCTTTCATATGCTTAGCAAAATCTTTCATAAAGATTCTCATAAAAGCAGGAAAAGACATCTTAGTCTCAGCACCAAGAAACAAATTCACATTCGCTTCATTAGCCTGATATCGACATAAAGTAATATC